ACTTATCCATCAAGCCTATCGCGTCTATAAGTTTAAAACCTGCCACATTTTTACTAAAAGAAAAATCATCCACATAAAATGCTCCGATGGGAATTCCGATGCCATTCCGGTACTCTGTAAGGATGATCTCCTGCGTCTTCTGGATGGATTTCCATGCACCATCATCATTACCAATATCAAAATCGCTGTTCACGTCCACAATGGCCAGATCCGCTTTATTAATAGGAATGGTGGCCGAGGTGACATCAATATCCTCCTGTACCTTCCCGGTCTGGATCATATCCTTATCCCATACAATGTATTTGCCATAAAGCATGTATTGCAGTTTGATATATCTTCGCGGATACACCGTCCGGACAAATTCGATCTCAATACGGCCGTAGTTTTGTACCTGATTGTCACATACATACACCAGCCCATCCGGATAAAACATCTTGCTGATCAGTTTGATTCCGGACATTGTGTACCAGGTGATTCTAAGCTCCGCTGGGTATTCGTCCTCGAAATACAATGTAATTGCGGCAGATGAATGCTGCGCAGTAAATTGTACCGCCAATTTAGGATTGCTCTCAAAAGTGCAGTCATCCAGGGATTGTTCCGCACTCCAGAATGCTATATCTTCCGGATCATCTGACAAAATGCTTTTTTCACCCGACAAGAGGAACTGGTTCCACTCCGTAGTGCCATAGGCTTCCTGCTGATGCTCTGCTTCAAACAGTTCGATATTTCCTATGGACTGGTTATCATCCGTAGAAGGAGACGCATCTGACAGTGCCGTGACGTCTATAAATTTCATTTCTGCCTTGCAATATGTCCTCATATCTCCCCCTTACGGTGTCTTGTATGGCTTCTTAGAAGTCATCTTCCAGGATAATCCTTTATACTGTGCCCCAGTCTCCAGTACCTTTTCCACTTCATCTTTGATGCTGGAGAAATATCCGTAAAAATCAAATTGTTTGCTAGCGTCTGGAAGTGTCACATGGTGAAAGCGATTCTCGCAATCCGTAATATGTTCTATCAGTTGATCATATAATTCCGCATCCTCGATCAGACCGATAGATATGGTGTAATTTTTATATAGTCCGATGGTTTCAATCTTGATGTCTCCATCTTCCGATCTCTCCGCATATTTTTCCAAGAAATCCAAATTTCTCTTGATAGATATTAAAGGGATGTTATATGTAATTCCGTCTATGATCAGGCCCTGTGTATATTTCTTTTCCATACTTCATCCCTTCTTATCCTTCTGCGATTCCTAACCGTACCTCTTCATTCTGAATATGCGGCAAGAACAGTCTGCCGCATGTCTCCCCGTCCAGAATCAATGACGCATCTATGGAGCCGCCTGTCTCCGGCATCCTATCGGCAATCTTCTCAGCAAGCGCATCCATCCAGCCTGTGTTCTTTTCCAGCGGTAATACTGCCTCTCGACCTGCTTCTCCTATTTCCGCCAGAGCAGCTCCTGTGGTAATACCTCCACTGGCAAGTCTCGGAATAGATACTCTTCCTATTTCTGATAGATTGATGCTAAATGATTTTCCGCCCAGTCCCGGCACCCAATCCGGAATATCCACATGGATGCTGTTTAATGCCCGAATCATACCATTAATGGCATCTATTACTCCGTTTGCCATTGTCTCGACTATCGACAAAATGCCATTCACGATATCTTTAAATATCTGTTTTGCATCTGCCCACATCTGCTTCCAGTCGCCCCGGATCAGATCGCCGATAATCGCGAACACACCTTTTATCACTTTCAGCAACGTCGTAATGATATCTGCTATAATATCCGCCGCAAACTTTACCTGTTTTCCCAGCATACTCAAAACAGGCATGAGCAACGGTAAAACGTTGGATACGATCCATTGTAACGGTGCTTTCAGATAATTCTCCCAGAATAGCTGTATGTACTCTATCAACACACCGAGCAGTTCCATAAAGGCATCTATCATTGGTTTCAGATGACTCTGGTAAGTATCATCAAACATAGCTGCCCATTCCATCAATACCGGCTGCATGCTATCATTCCAAAAATCCAGAAAAACACCCAGCAGATCAGATATATCTGTGGTAAAACTGTCAATGAACGGTGATATATAATTGAAATAAAGACTATTAAACCCGTCTCCCACCTGTCCGACGATATCCGATATTGTTCCTGAGAACAGAGCCAGTACATCTATGATGTCTTGTACCGCCGTTGCAATATCATCCTGGTTATTTACAAACGGATCCAACAACAGGTGTAAAATGTCATCTGCAAACTGAGTTGCAATAGAGGATACTGATAAAAAGGCATCCGAGAACATCTGAATCAGATTCGCAGTCAACTGTTGCCCGGAATCACTTCCAAACGCTGAAAAAATCAGCGCGAACGCTGCTGCCGCAGATGCAGCCAATAGCAAAATATCTGCTCCGATATCAAACATCTGCGTGAGATGCTTCTTGATATCGTCTTTGTTGTCATCCAGGTACTTCTTAATTCCCCCGGTAAGGTTCTGCGCGATGGTCGCACCTATGCTGACAAAGGATGCCGCAATTGTCCCCAGGCTGGTGGCGAATGTAACAGCAAAGTTCCCTGCCGCATTCTTCACAGAATCCGCACTGAAGATATCTATAAAGCTGTCCTTTATGGATGCCAGATTGCTACGAATATTCTGGACCTGTCCATCAATTCCAAGCTTTTCAAAGGCTTTCTTCCAGCCTACTGAAAACTCTTCTTTGATCTGCTTTGCAAGATCTTTGACTTTCCCAAGTTTGGAAGCCATCTTATCGCTGACCTGTACTTCTTCGTACATACCAGCGGTACTGCTGCCGCTTCCCCCGGAATCGTTTTTCTGTAATACATTCAGGTCATCGAAAGCTGCCAGTGCTCCTGCTGCCTTTTTTGCAACACCGGATGTCTTTTCCAAGGATTTTGCATAATCGACCTGCTGCTGTTTCGCCCTGGTCCATGTACTCTGCCCATTGAGCAGAGCAATAAACTGATTCATGGCGTTGATGGCATTCGTCAGCCAGTCACACAGCCTTGACAGTGCCGGTGTCACCATAGATACGATGGGAGCCGCCAGTGTACCCAATGCATTGTTCAGGGTGGCAATGGAGCTTTTCAGAGAGGACATCCGCTCATTAAAGCTACTGGAGTACTTGGCCATGTTCTGGATTCCGGTCTTAAAGGATCCTACCATTGCATTAAAGGCTTTCGTGATCCAATTAAAAATAAGCAGAGACAGTGTTATGCCTTTTAACCGGCTGAGCAGTGTGGACATCAAGCCTGCAGACTTCTTTGCAGATTTTCCTACTTTTTCAATCTGTTTTGCTCCCGCTCCCACCTTTTTCTGCTTATCTATAATTTCATCATGCCGCTTCTGCAGAACAGACATTTCATTGTTTGCATCACGTAGTTGGGCTGACAGTTTTTGATACTCTTCCGTAGCCTTTACATCTTTAAATGCCGTTCCATCTTCTTCCATTGCCTCCAACTCACCTTTTGCGTAGGCAATCGTATTTTCGAGGTCTGCGACATCATATTGCATGTTTTTAAATGTGGAACTGCTCTTTTTTCCTCCAAGTTCCAGAAACTTCTCCATTCTGTCATTGAGAGAGGACAGCTTATCCTGAGCCTTCTGAATCTGGTCCTGGACTTCTTTGTAATCATCCGTAGGCATTTTCCGGCTTTCAAGCTCTCGCATGGCTTTTTCCAGATCCTGTGCCTTGCGAGCAGTCTTTTCCATCCGGTTTTCAAGCTGCATCAGCTGACTGGACATATCCGCATTTTCAATTTTCGTCTTGATCCTGATCTCACCATCATATCCGCCAGCCATCTATACAGCCTCACTTTCTAAACACTTTCAGTGCTTCCTCTTCCGTTTTTTTCTTCATCCGCACCATCATAGCATCGTATTCGTCGATTTTCGCAGCTTCTTCTTCGGTGTACTCCTGTCCAGGCTGTTCCAGTGCATAGATCTTCTGTGCCTCCTGGATTGCCTTCTTTTCCGCATCCGACTTTGCTTCCTCTTTCTTTTTCCGTCGTATCTCTATAGCCTGAAGAAAAGAAGACTGTTTGTGGGGCATATTCCACAGCAGACCGCAGAACTTCCACCAGTGCATATCCTCTGTGGCAAGGTCAACCCCGTAGATACTGCGGAAATCTGCGTATATGCGCCACTGATCAACATCATAATCAATCAGTTTCCGCTTCTCCTCGCTGCTTCCGATGCCGTCATGGTACCAGCCATTCATGAGCCACCGGATACATCCCTCTGCACTTTTCCCCTGCGGTACCGGTCTCTCTTCCGTCTCATCATCAAACATGAGGCTCAGGATGATGCCTGCCTTTTCATACTGCGCAAGATCTTTATCATCCTGCACGAGAGCGATCTGTATTCCGATGCGGTAATCGCAATTCACCAGGT